GTCATCATCGTCCTGTCCCTGTGGGAGTTCCCTGAACTCCACCTGCTTGTATTCTGGTTCCCGCCGGCTTCTGGGGGCCGGAGCATCCACAACCGACGCCCTGAATGTCTGGTGCCGCCCGTCGAAGGCCAGATAGTCCATCCCGACCTCGCCCTCTTTGTTTTTGGCGATCTTGAGCACCCGCCGGGCATTTGGCGTGTCATCCTCTTTGTAGAGCAGCATAATAACGTCCGCATCCTGCTCGATCTGCCCGGACTCCCGCAGTGAGGACATTCCGGGGGCTTTGTCAGCCTGCCCCGATTTTTCCGGCCGTGAGAGCTGGGACAGGGCGACCACGGTGATGCCGTTGCTCTGGGCCATACGATGGAGGCCGATACTGACGCCTGTAACGATATCATACCGATGGCTGGCGTCCCCCGCCACCAGCTGGAGGTAATCGACAAAGATGGCGTCGTATCTCCGGCTTAACGCAATCGCCTGAATATCCGCCACTGACATACCGCTGGCGTCTATGTACTCCAGTCCCGCCTTGATGAGCCTGGGGGACGCAACGGCAAGCGCCTCGAAGTCGGCCTCTTTCAGCTCCCCGCGCTTAATTTCGCCAAAGTCCAGCTTCATGGTATGGGCCATCAGCCGGTCATGCAGTTTTTTGTCTCCGGTCTCCAGGGAGAAAAAGCCCACCTTCTTGCCCCTGGTTGCCCACCACCACGCGACCATCAGCGCCGCCGCCGTTTTCCCGGCCGAAGCGTATCCACCCAGCACGACCAGATCCCCGCCTTCCACGAAGAGCTTGTCATTGAGCTTCTCGAACGGCCACGTCAGGTACTCATGCCTAGTGTTCTGCCGCTCGATAAATTCCATCATGGCCTGCTCCATGTTGACGATGCGGACGCCGGGCCGGTCGGCCTGCAGGGCGTTGATTTTGCCAATATACGCTCCGGCCTTATCCAGGTCGGCTGCTTCCCGGAGCAACTCCCCCAGCGTGTTAAGCTGGTACAGCCGGGCCTGCTCCCGCAAAATCCTGACGTATTCCCACACGTTGGAGGCGGTGGGGGTTGTCTCCATGAGCTCCGTCAGGTAGCGCGCCCACTCTCCGCCCTCTTGCCCGCCCAGCTTGTTGAGTACGGTCACCGGGTCCACTGGCTCCCCGGAGGCAAATACGCTGCGGATCGCCTGGAAGACCATCCGGCACTTCTCCGTGGTGAAGTCCGTGGGCGTCACCTTGGCCAGGACCTCTCCCACCAGCCCGTCCTCCAGCAGCATGGATCCCAGAACTGCCCATTGCGCCGGCAGACGCTCCGCCTCGGCTACCATACCGGGAACCCCTTGTCTTCAACCACTCTGCCCGGCTGGATCCCCCTGTCCGGCAGGGCTCCTCCTCTCAGCGGGAAGATACCCTTCCAGCTGTTCTGGACAGACTGCCGGATCAGGAGCAGCTTGTCCACCCGGCAGCCGCCGGACAGCCGATCCAGCTCTGACAGGAGCGTCCGAATCGCCCGCGCCGAGTTGACTGCCTTTTTCTCTGTCCGCACCTCGATGAGGGCGCCCAGAGCCCCAGCCAGCTCACGGTCATCCCCGGCATAGCTTCGCAGGAGCTCTTTGGCCTCCTCCGTCAGCTCATTCTTTTTCTTTCTTACCCCCTGCTCCCCCTGGGGGGCTTTGGGGGGATCTTGTTCTTTTTGTTTTTCTTCTTTTAAAGTTCTACCTCTAATAGCAAACGTATTTTTCGCATGGGGGGGATGCGAATTTTCGCATGGGGGTGTGCGATTATCCGCACTCCCTCCCTGCGATTCCTCGCACCCCTCTCCGCCGTCCCCGGCTGCGTCCTCATCGGGCTCAAGGTCCGTCCGATCCGGGAACATGCCGCAGTAAATATAGCGGCGCTCACTGTTCCCGTGAGGCTTAAACAGGATCCTGATGTAGCCCGCATCTCTCAGCATTGCCAGGAGCTCGACCGCCCTGCGCTTGGACAGGCCTATTTCACTGGCTATGCTTTCGTTGGACGGCCAGCAGAAACCGTTTTTATGAGCCATGGAGGACAAAATGACATAGAGATACTTTGCCGGGATAGGGAGGCTTTTATCGTGGACAATCTCCCCCGGCAGAACGCTCCAATAGCTCCGGTACCCGTTATTCTCCATCTTGATTACCCCCACGAAAATCAGCCGATCCAGCTCTCCAGGCCGCAGGCTAACGCGATGCAGCCAAAGAACGCAGCGCACTCCAGCGCCGCGCGCCGCTGCCTCCGCCGCTCATCCCGGCTCTTTGACTTCCTGCCATAAGAGCCCCCTTGCAAAACCTGTATCGGTGTGCTAACATGTAAATGGTTTTCATTTTCGCTTGGCCCCTGTGTCTGTACCCGCAGGCATGGGGGCCTCTTTTTGTCTCTTTTGTGCATACTGCCTCCTACCAGACTCCCTGCTCGATGA